AATGCTCCACCCACCAGATTGCCCATCCTGGTACCCATTGCATTCAGTCGATTATGTTTACGACTCGCCTCGGCGCTTTGCCCATTTCATTTCGTCTTGCATGATTTGGGGCGCACCGATCTACCCACGCTTTCCGTGTGTTACCCGATCACCTTGCGACGGTGTAGGTCGTGCTACTAGCCGATTGTTACTGTCTGGGATTGCTGAGAGTGTAGAGAATGTACTCCATGTCGCTTGGCTTCCAGACCGCTGCATGACACCCAGCCATCTCACAAGCGTTTAACCAAATCTTTTGTCCAGGCGTCAACTTGCCCTTCTCTGCTTTTAACTCAATGACCAGCGGCCGACCGCTTTGGAATGGGTGCACCATGAACAGATCAGGGAATCCTGCATCGCCTTGGACGTTTGTCATCCAGCGTCCTCGACTGTTCTGTGCCGGCAGATCGTGATGCACTAGCCAGCCGTAACGTTTGGCGACGCTGATCACCATGTCCTTGAAGTCTGCTTCGCTGATCTTGGCGTCTAACTTCACTAGATCGTTTTCGTCCAAATCTTGTCTGCCAAGTGCGTGATTGCGTATCGAGTCTTGTCTATGGCTTGTCCTTGTTCAGGTAACAACTGCAAGTAAAGAGCCTGCAGTCGTTCAATCGCGCTAATCATTTCTTCCAATGTCATTTCTTGCTCCTTTTGCGTCCAGCGACCGTGCGTGGGTCGTCAAACATTGTTACGAATAGTGTCAGCATCAGGCCAAGCAGAATGCCTACGACGTTTGCCCACAGAAACCACATCATTTAAGACGCTCAATAATCTTGGATGCTTCATGCGATTTAAGCAGCTCTAATACCGCGCTGTCATCGTCTAAGTTCAGTTGAATCATTTCCAACAAGGCAAGATCGTCCATGCCTTTGTCCTTGGCTAGTTTCTTGATGTAACCAATCTGTTTAGGCGTGGCGAATGCACCAGAGGGTATGTGCACAGGATTTTGCCGTGTATCGGTTGGTGTACTTAGGCGCTCAACCTTTTGCATCTCATTTCGTGACGGCCTAGGGCCACTCGCAGGTGCTTGAAGTGGGCAATTGGCAATAGCGCGACCAATAGCGCTCGTTTCACAGTTTTCAACAAACGACGTGGCATTGACACCGCGGTCGCTTTTGATTTCTTCTGCGTAGCCCGTAGCGACTGGCACCTTGTCGTCCTTGTCTGCATACAGTTCGCAGTAGAACACGCAAGCGTCGCCTGTGTAGTTCATCATGCAGGTATAGACGCGCCCGTTCGGGTATGCAGCCCACCAGCGGACAAGGCGTTGCTCGACTGTCTCGTAGTTGCTTAAGTCAAAACCCATCAGATGCCTGCCCACACAGATAGGCGTTGTGCATGGTCATGCGCGCCACCGCGCTGGGCGTATGCCAATTCGCCTGTGTTGCGGATAATGCCACGACGCGCAGCTGCATTGAGCCGTCCTGCGATGCCCTTGGTAACTGGGAACTGGTCGCCCAGGTGCTTCCAAATGTCGTCAGATGTGAAAAACCCTTTAGTGCGCGCAACGTGCAAGATCGCAGCGTCAACTTGGTTTTGTTCAGGTTTTGTCCAACGCGCATCAGCCGATGATTGTGATGCCAGCATGCCCTCAATGAATGGGGCGTTCTTTCGTGCCGGCACACGGCCATCACAAACGAAGTGTGTTTTGCCTGTTATCTCTGGGTAGGCAATTTGTTCTTTGCAGATCGTGCAGGTTTTCATTGTCGGAATCTCCCTTGTCGGTTAGGAATGTGCTTGTAGTGCTTTGATTGCTAAGTCGAGTGTAGTCACATCGTGTAATGGCATTGGTTCTTCTAATGACAACGAGTTTTTCATGCCTTTAAGACGCTGGATGATGCTTGCGTGTGGGTTTGTGCTCGTGTCTGCAATCTGGTTGATCAGATCAAAGATTGCCATGTCGTGTCTTGTTGTCATTGCTTGCTCCAATACCATTTGTCGGGTTTCTTCTGATAGTTCGCCTTGATTCCATGCACAGCCTTCACTCATTTGGTTGCGCTCCATGGCCCCCAGCCGTAACCGTGTTTGTCAACGCCGTAGTTGTAAATCGCTAACGCTGCGCGCAAATTAACATCAGCCTGTAACAAGTTTTCTGCCTCGGTGATAATGCCGGCATCGGTTAGCCATGGTGTCCAGAATCCGTTGATCTGCATTAGACCGCGTGAGCCACCACTTGGGTCTTTGCCGTTGTAAGCGTTAGGGATGCAACGCGACTCCCTGAACATGACCGATTCGAGCACGGTGCGCTGATCGGCAGGCCAGCCAAGGTTGACGGCAAGCGCGCTGAACTGCTCACAAGCCGACGAATACGGGTCAATGTAGATCGTTGAGCTGGTAGTCGTGGTTGGTTCAATCAGGTATGGCGTGACGTCAAAGGGTGCCAGCGCAATAGTCCCAGACGGGCTACCAGACGCGTCAGGAGCCCCCACAGCGACCGTAAAACCAAAGACCGTACAAAGCACTAGCCCTATGATTTTTTCTGCAAAATAGTTCATCGTTTCTCCAAAGGTATGGGCACGCCCCATGATGAGGCTGCCGATCTGAATGCGATTTGTCCCATTAGGAACTTGCCCGACTCTGGGCTAGAAAATATCTGAACCAAGATTTCTTGGCCGTTGTCCATCACTCCCGTATAGACGCTGTAATCAACTATCTGTGGGTCAGTCATTGCCTGTCCTTTTGTCGGTACTCCGACCCTAGAACATAGATCAAGCCTTGGGTGGGATTTCCCCGAACACCTTTAAGAATGCGGCTTTAACCCAAATCACCGAGTCGGCAGCCTGTGGGGTTATCTCAATATGAAACCAATCGCCCTTAGGTGCACCGTGGATAGTTGGCTTGTCGTATTTGAGCCATGCGTACCGATCGCAACGCCATGCTCGACCCTGTGGCTCTGGGAAGTAATCCAAAATACATTGCAAACCGAGATCGTTGGCATTCGCCACAAGTTTGTCAATAAAGACCAGCGCTTCTTTGCGTCCTGCTTTTGGGTTTTTTTCTGATTTGCGATATGACATGTCAACTGCTCTGCCAGTTGCGTGCACCGACAATGAGCCTGGCTTACCGCGCATGTCACGTTGACCCCATGACCCGTTGTTCCATAGCGCGCCATTTGATGCGGCGATTGCTTGTTTAATCCATTCGTTCATGCCGGCACGGGGCGCTGGTGATGCACCGTCTGCGTTGCCGATGTAGTCGCGTGCGTTTGGCACGCCAGCCTTAGCCTTGGCTACTGCCACGACCAAACTTCATGTCTTTAGGGTTTAAGTAGCGCAATGCTGTTGGGCAGACCGCGCCAATCGCAGCTGCTAACAATGCTGATGGGTCGGTGTTGCCTGTTACTGCAAGCGCAACGACGGCAGCGAGCATTGAGCGACCGTATGAGGCAAGTAGGGCTTTGTCTTTAGGCTTCAACATCTTTGGCTCCTTCTTTTGCTTTTGACTTTAGCCCGTTTGAGGCTACTAAGCCTGACAACGTGCCGGTCATAAAGACGGTGAGGGTTGATAGCAGGTCTATGAATGCGGAGTCGTTAGGGCTTTGATGGCCGATCGGCTGGGTCACAAACATGAGCGCATAAACAAATCCAAGCACGGTGATGGCAAACACGCTGGCGAGGATGATGCCAACTACCACGATTAGTCGAGCGTGAAGCTCCTCGGGTTTAAGGCGTGCTCTCATAGATTAAATCCCTTGTGCACGTTCCAGACGGGTTGCAGAGTGGTGGTTCGCATTCAGGTTTTTGCCAGTTGGTTGGGTCTTGGCATGGGTAGCGATATGAGCCGTCATAACCGCATCCAGCGCAACCCCACAAGACGACTGCTATTAGAGCGCCGTAGCCGATGAGGTAACGCCATCGCATTACTTAGTGGTTTTGGCTGGTGGTTCTGTGACGGGGCGTTTTAGTGGTGCTGGTGGGTCTTCGTCTAACAGCCATAGCGTTAGTTCGTCACCTAATAAAGCCCAACCAGTTTCAAAACCTGCTTCACGCAGCAACTTAACCATAGGTGTGTCCATCATGCTGAAATCTCCAATAAAACAATGTTTGAAACGCCGCTACCTAATTGTACGGAAACACCATCAGCATTGGCTTCGTTTTTAAATTGTGTTTTGTAAGTTGTTGCAGAAGTCGTGGCTGGACTATCTAAGAACATACATGAACTGTTACCAACATAATTAGTTGATGCTGTATTGGTGTAACCCATGTTGTAGGCAAATCCTGAAATAACGGTTGCGCCACGCATTAAACGCAAAGTAACACCGCTTGCCGCATTCGCACCACCTTTTCCGATTGACGATTGAGTTACTAAAACAAGTATTTTGCTACTTGTTGCCGACGGTGTAATGGTTGCAGTTGTGCCCGTGTCTGCAAAAGTGTTTGTTGAATTGTTTGCTTGTGTGCTGTTATCGGCTGCTACGACTTGCAAAACGCGAAACGCGCCACGCAAATCGTTCATCTGTGCAGCGGTAAGAACATTCCCTGCGACAAAGGTTGCCGGAAGTGTGGTTGGTGTTGCCATAGTGTCTCCTATCCTAAAACATTGAACTGGTCAAGTGTGCCATACGTGGCGTTATCCAAGATCAGCTCATAAACGATGACCGTAGGGGAAGTCGAGTAAAGCACACGATGGCCTGTGGCAAAGTCCAGGTAGTGCTCAATGCCTTCGACGCTTAGGTCTTGAGCCAACTGGGTTGTGCCAGCACCGCTCGGAAACGTTTTTTCAATAGCGATCGTGTCGCCAATTTCAACGGTAGCCAGCGTGTCCTTTTGGGCATCGGTCAACATCAGGAACTTGGTTTCTACCGATGTGAACCGTGGTTCGGGTGTTGGGTTGAGCAAGTAGGACGCCGCGGTGTCTATGGCGGTTTGTTCGTGGAGCAGGCTGTTAAGGATGCTGCTGGTTTGAATAAAATATGTTGCGATTGACCCTGCGTTGGTTGCGGTTGCGGTTTTGTTGTCTAAGCCCGTGACTACAGACCTGTTGATTACCTCGTTTGCCTCAAAGGAAATGCCCAGACCGTCATACTTAATTTCGGTGCCATCGTCATGAAAGTCGGCAACCGACGGACTAAGGGTCGTTCCGATGCGTTCCTGAAATGTGAGCGTGCCGTTTCTTGACATAAACACACGCCCAAATTCTGCTGTCTCATTGATTTGGGTTATGTATTGCAGCACGTTTGTTCCTGCCGGCACGGTGTAGTTGCTGTCATGTCCAAGGTTGACGGTGCCTGTCGCGATGTTGCGTTGCAGGGCAGGGAAATCTACTTCTGGTAGATCGAGCACGGTTTCTATGCGTTCGCCTGATGTTTCGGCGGTGACGTTTAATTCGTTCATAAAGGTTTGTGCCAACAAATAGAACTGGTCAGCGCAATACACGGTTACCGTGTCCAAACCACCTAAAGCAAAGTTGTAGTCGTAATTGACGACATAGCCCGAAAACAAGTATTCAGCGGTGTCGGTTTGGTCGTATCGGATGAGCTGCACTTTACGCATAGGTGCAAGACCTGGCTTAGATTGCGGTGTGTCGTAATACGGGCTTTCGTCATCAAACGGGTTAAAGATGCCGTCCACGTCTTGAATGGTAAATGTCATTGTTCCTGCGCTGAACTGATCTCCCACGTCACGGCGACCGCGCCTGACCATCACGTTTGTGCAGTCAGCCAGAACGTCTGCATATTCGGTGTTGCCGTCAAGCACAAAGAACGTGTTGTCAAGAACACCTGATGTCACGTTGTCAAGCGTGAACGAGTTAACAATGAACCCTGTTTCTATTTGCAGGTCATAGTTGCCTGAATTGACAACTGCTGTGCCGGGCATTAGGCAATGTTCAGAGCCAACGGCCCTGCACTCCGTGAGTAGGCGCGCAACGCATTGACAACGGATTCACCGATTTCGGCACTTGTTGAGAGTCCGCCAGTCACGTTGATGGTTACATTTCCGCCACCGCGGTTGTATTGGTCTAATGGGATGATGGCTTCTGGGCCTGCTTCGCCGACCATGCCAATCATGGGTGCTGTGACGATGCCACCTTCGGCAAAGCGTGCGATGCTGTCGCGTCCAGGGTTAGGTCGCGCTATTTCTGTTGAGCCACCGCCACCACCGCCACCACCGCCGCCAAGGTTTGGTACAGGGACATTTGGTGCTTGTGGGATATTTGGCAGTAACGGAATTGAGTTGTAAACGCTAATGATCGTATTGACTGCATCTATTGCGGCGTTGACCATGCCAAGGAAGAATCCGACTATTGAGTTTACGATGACATTGATGCCGTCGCGGAACCACTCAAATTTGTTGTATGCAGAAACCAAGCCAACGACAAGCAAGGCGATGCCGGCAGCGATAAGGCTAAATGGGTTAAGTGCCATGGCAATGTTTGTGGCCACGATTGCGGTTGCGACCGCGCCAATGGCTGCGGCAATTGCCAAGAATGCTTTTGGGTTGTCTTGAGCCCATGCAGCAAATTTGTTAAGGATTGGTAGCACAGCCTCGACTATCGGGAGTAATGCTGCACCAATAGATTCAGATGTTTCGCCAATGGAGTTTTTGAGAATCTTCATTTTGCCTGCAGCGGTTTCGGCTGCGGCGGCAGTTGACCCGCCAAACGTGTCGCCAAGTACGTCCATGACTTGTTCAAGCGTCGCGCCTTCTTTAATCATGATTGCCATTTCTGGGGACAACGTGCGCAACGCCTTAAAGTTGCCCTGATACGCCTTGGCAAGTGCTTCAGCGACCGTCGTGGAGTCCATCTGCAACGCGGTGCTAATATCCATAACAAGGTTCATGTCTTTCATGGCAACACGCACATCTTTAGTACCACGGGTCAAAGCCTCAAGACTCTTGCGGTAATCGGTGTCGGCAATGCCCGACGCTCGACTCATCGCCGAAATCTGGTCTTCAACTTCTGCTATCTGTTTTTTAGTTGCGCCAGTAACATTTTGCAAAGTCAGCGCCAAAGCCGCTTGTTCTTTTTGGTCTTCCATTGCCGCCTGGGTTGCTTTCCCAAGCGCAGCCGCCAAACCAGCCAACGCCGCAGCTGCCGGCACAGCCGCCTTCTTAATTGCAAATTGGGCTTTTTCTGACGTGGTTTCTAGTTGCTTAAATTGTTTTACAGCCTTATCAATGCCCTTGCCGTCAAACTCGCTGATGATGGGGATATTGATTGCCATTATTTAGTCTCTCTGTTTGCTTCGTCCATGACGCGCTTGACCAACTGCTCCATCTCGGACATGACATCGTTTTGGCGTTGCTCGTACGCTTTCCACATTACTCGCGAACTACGGCCATAGCGTGCAGTTAGCGCGCGCCCCAGCAAGCCTTCCATGGATGTGTCAAACATGGTGCCAGTAGCCCCCTGCCATTGAATGAGGAACGTGCCCACATTGGTTTTGTTGCCACCGTATTCTTTGATTGCTCGAGTGTTAATTTTGGCAGCGATCTTCTGTTTGCGCCCAGGCACCCAAGGCAACATCTGGAACCCTGATTTGGTTTTCCAATTGCGCGCCATACCAGACAACGGGACGCCCGTAGGCACAAGCTTGTTGGCGTCGTCAATAACGGGCTGGACAATTTTTTTGTATTCTTTGGTTATTTCGCGACGCAAAGATTTGTCAATTTTGTTAAGCGTCTTCAAGGCATCCTTAAGACCGACAATCTCAATCTTGGTTGACACTTCGTTCACGTCATCTCCGTTTTTTGTTTGCCTCGTTAAGCACTTTAATGACCGTTGCTATGTCCCGAGTGTCAAACTCTATGTTGCTGGGCCACCAACCGACCGCAACTAAAATCTCTGCTAGCTGGCGACGGTAGGTGCCGCGTCCGTAGGGTTTGGGTCAGTCTCATCCAGTACCGGCATAATGTCGATGTCAGGGTTTTTACTAATCCATTCACGCCAATTGTCGCCGACCTGTTCGCCTTTAAGTTTCAAAATTGTGTGCATCCAACAGCAATAATCGCTGTACAGCGGTGACGCTGACAGCTGTTGAATGTTGCGACGCTCAAGGCGTTCCCATTCGGTAACCACAAACAGGTTTGTGTAGTAATACTCGGGTGCGCTTTCGGTCGTGCGCTTTAACTGCAACTTGATTTTCATGTTTCTCCTATGTCGGCTTGGAGCCGTTGATTACGGATTGGTGGTATCCAATGTCAGCGCGCCACCCATGAACGTAATGTCATAGGTTGACAACTCGCCAAGGGATGCGTTGATAACTGGCAATGATTCAAGGTAGCAATCGGTCAAAATAAATCTTGGGTTGGTTGCTGAATCGGCAGCCGATGTTGGCTTGAGCGTGACAATTGTTTTTGTGCCGATGAGTGGGAACAACGTTGCGTAAGTCTCGGTTGCTGCGAACGATGCGTACATCGTTAATGTGACTTCATTTGATACGAGGCCCGCTGTGAACGTCCTGGAATTAGTTCCAAAGGAAGTGTCCTCTAGGGCCTCCACCAAATAAGTCAAAGTTGCTGCGCTGCACATATCGGTCAAATCAACGCTGTTAATTGTGAGGACTGGGTTCGAGAGGTAAGTGCTACTGGCCATAAATGCTCCTTAGGTTATGTTCTGATAGTAGATGATTTGTGTTGCTTAGTTGTGGATTACGAAGTCTGGGCTTGGATAGCGCAATCAAGGTCGTAGCACGGATACAACGCGCCACCGATCTCAAGGCTTGACGGACGGCCACCCATTACGATGATCTTCGAGCCAAGCACGGTTGCCACAATGCTCAGAATCTGACGCAGTACCGGCAGACCTGCTGGGCCCGAGCCGATCACTTTGACAGGGAACTCGAGGCGTATCACGTTGCCGTTGCCTGCGATCGTCGTGAAGTTTGGTGCGTCAAGGTACACGCAATTAGGTGCAAGTTTTGTTGGGTCGTTTACAACACGCAGACCAGACACCGCTGTAAGCGTCGCTGTGACGTCATCAATCGCTTCGTTGAATAGGTCGGTGTACGACATCAGGCAACCGCTGGACGGGGAATACCTAAGAGCTGCTTAACGATCGGCGTCAGGCTTTGCTGTGGTGCTGAACCCATGCCGTCAAACGTGGCGTAGGTTGCCTCTATTGAGCCTCTAGAGCGCCACAGAGCGGCGCAATACATCAAAGTGCCCAATGTTGCGTCACCGCCTGGCGAGGTCGTTAGGGAGTCGATATAGCCTGACTCTTGGCGCCTGCGATATGCAAACTGGTTGCCAGCCGACACGGATTGCGTTAGCAACGTGTAATCATCTGACGGGTTTGCAATGGTGATGCCAAGGTAAGACATTACTTGCGCGGCCGTCACCCATGTGCAAACAGGGTCATACGAAACGGTGCCAGACGCGGCGACACGTTCGACATCGCTTGCGGTCTTGGCGTAAAGCACCTGATCGGCAATTGGCACCTGATAGTCGTACAACAGATCGCCCTGCGTATCGACTCCTAGGAATAAATACTGGGGAAGTGCCCTGACGACATACGAGCCGTTAAAAGTCGCATCCACCGATGCAACGACGATTGAACTGCCGACTGCAATCTCGCTGGGGGTCAGGAGTTGCAGTACGGCAAAGTTGTCAATCAGGTACTTGTTAGTAACTGTGTAAGTAGCCATGGCGGTTAAGCCGCCTTTCTACTAAGCCTGGGTGATCTTGCGAATCATGCCACCGATTGCAGCAAAGGTGCTGACGTATCCATGGAATGAGAATTGACGACCCAAAACTGATGGCTGTTCAACGCTCATGAGTCCACGGATGGATTCGTAGAACTCGAATGCGTCGCCTTGGCCTTGACCAACTCGGGTAATGATCATGGTCTTTGCAGCGAAATTGCTGTCAACTACCAGTTGCAATCCGATTGGGTTGCCGTTCCATGATGTTGCGTTTCCGCCACCAAGTGCGTTCTGACCGGTGAGGCCAGCGCCGATGAATGGGAACAATGGGCGCTTGCTTGAGTCAACGAGCTGACCAAGTTGTGACCATACGTCAACGGAAACGAACATGTGTGTTGGCATCCAGTTGCGACCGCTTGAGATGTCATTGGCTGCATCGTAAACAGACTTCAAGAAATCTTCTGGAGTTCCGTCCCATACGCCTGACGCGTTTGCAGCGGCAAGCAGGTTGTCTGCTGCAAGGTTGTCCGATGCGATCATGTATTCGCCCATCAAGTCATTCAAGATCAACTGCATTGCACTTGGTGAAGTGAAATCCATGTCTTGTGCTGACAAAGTTACTTGGCCTGCAAGTGTTGTCTTAGTAACCGTGTTTGACGCAATTACCATTGTCGTTGCTGATGCAGCAGAGAGTTCGCTTGACTGTGCAGCAACGCTTGTGTGCGTAGTGATGGTTGGACGAATAAAGGTTTTTTGTGCACCGCCATCTGGATAAGCGCGTGCTCCAAGTGCTTCGATGGTAGGTCTGATGAAGTTTAGATCCTGCACCAATGGCCCGAGCACCGGCACAGGCAAGAGGCCCAAAGTGTCAGTCGTTAACACATCGCCAGCTGCTGCCTGCAATGCTGTTTTCTTTGATGCTGTGTATTCAGCAACAGCCTTGTTCATGTTTGCGAACGTGTCGCCACCGATGTGGTAAGCGGCCATAAACTCGCCTGCGGTTGGCAAGACGAATTCTTTTTTGGCTTGTGCGAAAATTGGTGCAGTAGGAATTGTTGCCTCGACTGCTGGTGCGGTTACTTCTGACATTTCTGGTTTCTCCTCTACTGGGGTTACTTCTTCATTTAACACTACTTCTTCGGGCTCTTGGTGGATACTCGCTGCAACTTTGGTGATGTTTGCGGCATCGCCAAAAGCGCCGATCGGAACTAGGGATAATTCCATCCAGTCGGCTGACTCGATAATCATTGTGCCTTCTTCGTCATACGAGAACTTGGTTGGGTTTACCCCGACCGACACTTGATCAATGGTGCCGTCCAAGGCCATAACCAAAGCGTCATTGCCAAGGGTCGTTGCGCTGATCTTGGCGCTGAACATCATGCCTTCTTCGGTGTCCACGCGCTCGGTGACAACGCCGACTGGCTGGCTCGCATCGTGGTACATGAACAGGCGCGGTGCTTTGCCTTCAACTGGCAATGAGCCTGGCTTAAAGATCACAGCTGTGCCATCGCTGACTACTGCCGGCACATTGTACGGAACTGCGGTTCCAGAGATCGTGCGCTTTGGTGCATCGCCGATAGCGGCGTCAACCGTGAACTCTCCTGCAATTAGTTTGATCATCGTGCTAACTCCTCTTGTGTGTTTTCTCTAACAATTACTTCATCGTCTGCGCGGTCGGCCATAAAGTTTTCTTCTAAGTATTCATCGGCGTCAAACTCGACGTATGTTCCGCGCGGTAGCACGTTGTCCATTGACAAAGCGCCAGCAATTGCGTCGGCATACAACTTCACGCCGAACAGGTACAGGTCTGCGCGCGCTTGCTGTGATGATTGATATGAATACGCGCCAGTTGCCACGCCCACCAAATATGGGGGAACATTTGCAAGACGTGACATTTCAAGCGCCTGATATTGCGATGCTTCAATTAAAAGCATCTTGTCTGGGGTGCTGTTTGTTTCCGTGTATGTCAAATACTCGTTAAGCGCAGCAGTCTGGTTAGTTGCTCGCGCAGCGTTAAACGCGCTAGCCAAATCAGCCAATTCTTGCGCGCTCAATGGCTCGCCACCAGTTTGTTTAAGTACGCCGGCAGGAATGCTTGACGATGCGTTGCGGTTACGAGCTGCTTCAAGTTTGAGCGCAGTTTCAATTGCGCCAGGTGCCGAGTAGATCAGGCCTTGCGCTGGGGATAGAAATTGCACGAGGTTTGCTGGGTCAATTTCTCCGCCTTGAAAATACACTTGCGAAGACGGGGCAAACCACACAGGGCCAGCCATATCGGTCGTGGTAATTGAGCCTGCTGGCAGTCGAGTGAACGTGGCAGGGTAGCCGTCAGCGGTGCGCGATGTGATGTACCAGAACGCGCGACCGAACATCATTAAGTCGTCAAGCGTCCAAGACATTAAAAATTGGAACGAAACTGATGGGTCTGGTCGGCGCAACCAAGAACGTGGAGCGATATAAATCTTTTCCATTTCTTCGCCGTTCCAAAATTCGTTATACGCGCGCAAGTTCATTGAGCCGATAACCGATGCCATAAGATCGCGCGCACGGTTGATCGTTGGCACGCTGATCGCAGCGTTGCGTGCTTCGCCTTCGCGGTACGTGTAGTACTGGCCGATCATGTTCACGCCCACATTGGACGATGAATAACCAGGTGCAAAACCGCCAGCCGCAGCCGCCTTGCTTGGCGCTGGGCTTATCGCTGCTTTCTTGGTTTTGTTAAAGATCGCCATAGTCCTACTTTGTCATATAAGTGGCAACCGCGCATGACTTATCCGATTCCGACAAAAGGCAAGGTGCGCGGTCGCCGCGATCATCTTAGTTATTTACTGCGACAAGCATGGGTTTACCCGAGTTGACTGGACGGGCACACATGCCAATTCCCCAGACCATTGTGCGCGCTAACTCAATTGGCCCAGGTGATCGCTTGCTTGATAGCACGATCGTGTTGTCGGTGCGAACAGCAACGGCGCGCTGGACATGTTCGGCTAACAGTTTTTCGCCTGTGTGCAATAGTCGTGCTTCGGCGATCATGTTTTTGGCAAGCGGTGTAAACCGTCCTAGTTCGGCGTAGCCGACCACGACCCTGCGGCGCTCGATGTTCGGTGGGCAGGTGGCGTCCACGGTTGGCGACAAGGCGAACCTGATCGTGGGGTCTTTGGCAAGTTCCTGCACGTTTTCCCACAGCTCTGTGATTGACTCGGCGATGAATGCCACGGTGACAAGCACCCGACCGTCTGACAGGTTGACGCATCTGGTCGCGCTGTATCGGGAGTCGTCCAGCGAAGACTCGATCGCCACGACCCCACCGCTGGGTATTTCACCGTGGTATTCCAATGACGGCCAACGCCCTGGCTCAATCCATCCGCGCACAACACTCACCCAAAGGTTCAGGGATGCGCGCAAGAATGACGCCCGATCGGGGTTTGTTGATTCTTGCCTAATGGTGTCCATGTCCAGAGTGTGGCCAAGTGCAGGATTACCCCACGCCCATGACGCTGGGTGTAACGGGTCAAGGCTCGGGTCAGGCGACCATTCCGCCATATACATCGTTGACGGCTCACCTTTGTCAATGGCTCGAATGCCAGCCTCACGCCAACGCTGAAACAGCACAGATTCTTCCGTGCCAGCAGTAGAGAAGAAACAGGCAAGCGGGTTTTTTCGTGCGCGCTGTGCCGGCAACAGACCGCCCTCAACTGAGTCAGGGTTGACGTCAAAGAGTTCGTCCACGATCACTAGGTCAATGCTCATACCGTGACCTTGGTTTGGCTTCAATGCTTTAACCCACCATTTGCTGCCGTCTGGCATTGTCGCCTGATAACGGCCATAAGACTTGACAATCTTGGCGCCGTAATACTCCTCAAGGATTGGTGCCAAATCATCAAACAACAGGCACGCAAGATCAAGTCTGTGCGCGCCAGATACCACGGTCTGTTTGCCGCCGCGTATCTTTGGCATCTCTACAAGCCAAAACAGAATGAGTGCCTGGATGATTGTGGTTTTACCGTTTTGACGCGCAACCGACACAAGGCTCGAGCGGTGCACAAACTTTTGATCGGCATCTACGGCCAAGATTCCTTCAAGTACATGCTGTTGCCAAGGCATCATGTCAATGTGAAGTATCTGTTTTGCCATGTCCCCCACAAGTGCAGCTAGTGAGCCGGCATGATCTGGGATGATCGTTTCCAGTCTCGGCTGGTCGTGGCCAGTTACCGCTGGTTCGGGCTGGTTCGGGCTTTTGGCGACAAATTGTTGGATGGGGCTCGGGGGCATCTCGGTGCTGTATAAAAAATCGTTTATTGCTTTGTCACGGTTTTGTTTGGCGTTTGCGAGTTTGCGGTTGCGGTATGTTGCTCCGCGTGCGCTGTTGCATGGCTTGCAACTGGCGACGTAGCCGTCTTCTATTGTTCCGCCTTTGTCTGATTCGACTAGGTGGTCTAGTTCTGTTGCTGTGTTTTTGTGGCACCAATGGCAGGTAGGTGAGTCGCGCAGTAGTTCTGCTCGTGCTTGTTTGTAGATCGTGGTGTCGTGTTCGGTTAGTTTGCGTGTCATGCTCGCGCGCTTCGCTTGCGCTGACGCGGCGCTTGCGCGCCTTGTCCACGATTGTTGTTTGTCATGTTTGTTGTCGGGTTCATGTCTGTGCTTTCTTTGTTTGTTAACTGTATGTCATCTGCAGGTCAAGAGATGTGTGAATGCTCCACCCACCAGATTGCCCATCCTGGTACCCATTGCATTCAGTCGATTATGTTTACGACTCGCCTCGGCGCTTTGCCTCGCTCATTTTGTCTTGCATGATTAAGGGCGCGCCGATCTACCCACGTTTCCGTGTGTCACCAACTGCCGTGCGAATGGCTTAGGTCGTGCTACTAGCCGAT